AACGGTCTCGCGACTGCTTACGCATTCTCAGATCTGGCAGCACTACGTGCTGATCCTGAGTTGTATGCTAGTGTAAAGCAAGCTCTGAAAAAGAACTTAACTTTAGACCAGTATACACCAACAGAAGGTAACTTCGTACATTCGGTAATCAGGTTCCTACCTGATAAGTTCGGGAAAACCCGAGTTATCGCGATAGGAGACTGGTTCTCAAATGTAGCCCTTTCGGGCTTGCACTCTTCATTTATGAAGGGGCTATCGAGGTTATCTACTGATCTGACATACAGGCAGTCGTTACTACCTGACCTTATCAAAGGGTTAGGTAATAACCTGTATAGCACCGACTTGACGGCTGCTACTGACCGATTCCCAGTTTCCTGGGAAGAAGCAGTAGTATCCGCTAAGTACGGTGAGGAGGTAGGTTCATTATGGAAAAAGATTATAAGCTGCAGAGAGTTCTCTATTAAGGGAAACCCTAATAAAGTCCGCTATGCAGTTGGTAATCCTATGGGCTTTCTAAGCTCATGGCCAGTCTTTGCCTTCACACACCATGCTTTTATAGAATGGTGTGCCCACTTAGCCGGTATAAACCGGTTTAGAGGGTACCTTGTACTTGGAGACGACAATATCTGTAATAACAGTATTGTAGCTTCTAAGTATAAGGAGATGTTAACAAAGATCGGCGTTCCCATAAGTCTTTCTAAGTGTACTTCTAGTAATCTCGGCTACGCCGAGATGGCTAAAAGACTCTTTACACCTGAGGGTGAAATAACGGGTATTCCCGTTACGATACTCAAAGGTATACGTAAGAAACCTGACCAGTTCATAGAACTAGTTAGGATCATGCGAGAAAGAAACTACTCCGATACAGATGTTGTCCCCGCGGTACAGGCACTATGTCAAACTTGTAGAAACAAGAATGACATCTTGCTCGTGCTCACACTACCAGAGGAAGTAAGCGGAATCCGCCCATTAAATGGGTTGGAACCCTCTTACGGCGCCATTTCTGACGCCCCTCTGGCAGTTCCATTACAAGACGCCCTCAAAATATCGAGGGAAGTCAAGTTCTGGAGTGAGGTCGACAAAATTGCCGAATATGCTCAGAAAGGAGCATACCCTGTACCAGAGCGTGGCGACAAGCTTCATATACCGGAGGACCACCCTGCACTCTACACGTTAGGTTATAACCTAACAAGTGAGTACATGGGTAATCCTACCGAAATATATGACCGTTGGATGGAGGGTAAGGACTATCATTTGGCACAAGTGCCAAATATAGACCTCTACCGTTACGAGAACAGAGGTCACTATGTGACCAAAGCTCGTTACGATATACTCAAGAATACTGTGGCATACAGCCTCGGTAGAAAAGAGTTACCCGTCATCAATCGTCCGCGTATAACGAATGTGCAACTTTTTCAACTAGGTTT